GGGGTAAAGCCCATTGGGGGTAATATTTCATCTCTTTAAGTTCATCTGTTTTGGCGGAATTGGATAGGTGTTGCACTTATCCAGTTCCGCTAATTTTGTTTTGCCGTAAATGGAGGATAGCTCTTACGAACAATTCTCTGTTAACTTTGTTAGTGCGTCACCCAATCAAATAACGTAACTCGTGCAAAAAAGTGGTGAAGTTTGGAGAATGTGGTGTTTCATTGTTTGTAAGTTATGGGATTTGCCGCTAACGCGGAAAACAGAAGAACATAAGGACATAAGAACAGAAGAAACATTTATATTAGCCGCTTAGCGCGGAAAACATAAGCAACATAGGTTTGCATAAGATACATATAAGGCCGCTGCGCGGCTGACGGCCACGGACTAACGTCCGGGTGGCCTCAAGAGACATAAGGGCTAACGCCGTAGCGTGCCCTGGCAGCCGCTAACGTTATATCTTTTGTTCTTATATTCTTATGTTCTTATGTCCTTATGCTTCCCGCGTTAGCGGCTGATACACGTTACAACTTCTGTTCTTATCTCCTTATGTTCTCACGAACACAAAACAAAAACAGAGGATTGCTCGTTACGAACAATCCTCTGTTTGGTGGGGTGCTTAGTGGGATTCGAACCCACGACATTCAGAACCACAAACTAATTAAAGGATTGTTGAATGCGTTGATTGTCATACGTTTTCCGCTCTGTGTAGTGATTGATGGAAAACATTTGGAAAACATGTTGGGGTATGTTCTTGGGTTTATGAGGTAGTTATAATCTGAATGCTTGGGTTTGAGGGTCCTTATAATCTGGGGGCTTGGGTGGTTATTTGATGGTGATTGTATAATGCTTTGTCGCTGTCTGTGTGGTACCATTTGAGACCACGAGAATTGTAAATTATATTTGCTTCGCTCAGAATGCTTATTGGATAATAGCAATAATTCAAACCTGTTGCGCGAAAGGCTAAATAGGAGTTGTCTGATGGGATTGTGTTTCTGTGTGATGGGGGACTTAATACGTTTATTTGCTCTCCGGCTCTCGCAATGTGGTCAAATTCTAAAGATTTGCCATTGAGATAAACAATGTCACCGGTCTTTAGTAACTTGTGCAGGTTGTGGCAATAACCTGTCTTGGGGTATCTGCATTTCCATATCAGTCGTCTGATGGGTTCTAATATCAAGAAATTTAGCAGGCACAGAATTGTAAGTATAACGAGTAGGCTCGCTATTGCGAATAATGGGCGACCGACTATGTCTAATATGGTTGGTGGGTTTTCAATGAGATATTTAATTAAACCGTAAACTGGATATATAAACGAAATTCCAATTACAAATATAGCAAATGGTACACCTATTATGTAGGATAGTGCGGTAAGGCATATTTTTTTTGCTTTCATGCTTTATAGGAACTTGTTTGTCTGTTTGTATTTATTGTACCGCCCATCTGGTGATGGGCGGTATAATAATTATATACATGTGCGTATGAGGCCCATGACGCGGTATATGCGCAGAACATCGGACTTGGGGACGCGAAATGTGACGTATCGCGCCTGGTTGTTGGTGGACTGGCATTCGTAGTGATTCTCGCGGTCGATGAGTATTCGTATGAACAGGCCGTGGTTGATGGTGTCTATGGCGTAGATGTTGCCATTGAGTATGTATGTGTTCTTTGCCATTGCGCTTAAGGCCACTCGGTCGCCGACCTTGAAGTCGGGGAGCATTGCTTCGTCTTGTACTTCCATGTATAACTGGTAGTCGGAGAAGCCTGGGAAGTATGGCACGAGCTCGACTCCATCTTTATGTTTTTCTACAAGTTTTTCGTACACGTCTAAGTTAGGTTGTTTGTACATGCTCATTGGTATGAGTGGCCTGACGTTTGTGGTGGCGGTCTTTATACCGAATGGGCGTGTTTGTTTGGTTGTTGGTTCTGTGTTATATGTTTGATGTACGTTTGTGGCGAACATGGTTGCACCAGGCGAGTTGTAGTTGCGCTGCTGCACGTTCGCCTGGTCCGCGGGTAACTTCACCTGCCTTTCTTGTATGGGGAGAAGCATGTCACCTTCTCCGGTGATTACCCAATCCATGTTTAGTTGTGGATTGGCTGCTTGTATTTTGGCTAAGGTTTTTTTCGTTATGTTCTGTTTTCCTTTTAGCATTCGCGCGAAATTAGCAGGGTCTATGCCCGCATTCTTGGCGAATGCGTTTACAGTACTTTCTATCGTATAGATGTACTTTGTTATATTTTTTGCTATATCGTACATGACAAAACAGTCTTAATATAGGTTAATGTTGTATTTTACACGTGTAGAAATTTGGTTTTACACGTGTATTACTATGCATTTGCAATCGAAATCAACAATCACCCAACAGGTGGTTACTGCAAAGGTAGTGAGATTTGTTGGTGATTGCAACAAAATGAAGGTTAGAGTTATGAGAAGAAACAAATACATAATCCAAGTGCCTTATGGCGCGAAGACAGAGATTGCCAAGAAGATTGGCATCAGGAAGGAGTATGTGAGCCGTGCGTTGCGGTACGACAGTGAGACCGCTCCGAGCCAGATGCGTATTCGTGATATTGCGATGAAGGAGTTTGGCGGACGTTTGGTTAAGTTGGTTTACTAAAGATAGATAGAATGCCATGACACTGAGTGAAGTAAACAGATTGATAAAGGAGTCGGTGCAGATAGGTGTGATGCAGGCTATCAAGACTTATGAGCCTGCCCGTGACTGCATAAGGGCTTCGGAGTTGCGTGCCTGGCTTTCGTTGAACAAGATTGACTATGGTTTGTTCAGACGGTTGGAGGAGGCTGGCCTTGTGAAGAAGGTGAAGCAGGGCAATGGCACGAACTCGCCGATGGTGTATTCGAAGGCTGAGGTGAAGCAGGCTGTTGCGACGAGCACGGTGTGCGGTTGGCTGGCTGATGGTAGTATAGATAAAAACTGATGGCGTATGGACAAGATGGACAAGAAAGAGACAATGCGGATTAAGTCTATAGAGCGCAAGGCTTACGAGGTTTACAAGGAGGTTGATGCGCTGATAGACCATCTGCAGAGAGAGAATGTTGATTGGGAGATAATTGACGAATTGAAAAGTACTCGTGATGCCTCGTGTGATGTGGTTGACGCATTACAATATGTGAGGGAGGAGTATGGTGATAATGATTACGAACAATGACAGGAAAAGACAAAGAGCTGATTCAGTTGGCAAGGACGTACACGTACTTTGATGTTTGCAAGGTGGTTGACATGAAGAAGATTGCTGACACTGATGAGGCGAGAAGAGAATTGAGTATGATAGCATCTTCGCTGTATCACGAAGAAGAGTGGTACGCGGGATTGTTATAACACATAATAAAAAGACTGGTAAGATGAAGGATACGATTAAAGATGTGATAAAGGCACTTGTGTTTGGTGCTGTGATTATAGCTGGCCTGGTGTATGCTGGCCGCAGTGACTACCGCGATGCGGTGGTGACTGAAATGAAAAATAACGGTACGTACTACACCATGCTGCAGGAGCACCCTGACTGGACTGAGGGTCAGATGGTGGAGGCGTATGTTGACAAGGAATAATGATTGCTTAGTGAAATAACTACTTTGTGTGTTACAACGTGTGGCCCGCTCAGTCTGTGAAGATATGGCGGTGCCGCGTACAAAGGCACAGTGCGGTTCGTGATGAATAGTGTGTGCCGTTCTGCCATGGCTTGATGTTTGGACATGGTTCGGCATGATGCTGTGGCAGTGGTTGGATTTAAGTTGATACTTATCTATTACACAGAGGCGTTGTATGGTTCGTGATGAATAGTGCACGCCGCCCATGCAGGTGATAGGCCGTTAATCGGATAGGCGGCAAGGAGACAGTGCATTGGACTCGCCATCAGTAATGATGCTGGATAGCCTTGGTGACGAGTTTGGTTTTTGCGTGACATAGGACATTATGGGGTTCGACTCCCCTCGCCTGCACGACAACAAGATTACTAACAATTAAACGAAAGACAATGGAACAACAGACAACTCAACAACAGGTGGTGGCTATGGCCAGCCCTCAGGAACAAGAGATACAGCTGCTTAAGATAAAGCAGGACACCGAGTTTGCTGCCACTCCGGTGGGTCAGCAGGTGAAGCAGTTTGAGGCGACAATGCGTATTGCCAAGATGTATGCGATGTCGAGTTTTATCCCCGACTCGTATAAATACAAGAATCGTCAGCCTCTTGACATGAATAGTGTGATAGCTAACTGCACAATCGCCTTGGAGATGGCCACGCGAATGCAAGCAAACCCTTTAATGGTTATGCAGAATTTGTATATCGTTCATGGCCAGCCAGCCTTCAGCAGCAAGTTTTTGATAGCTTGCATCAATGCGAGCAAGCGTTTTTCTCCTCTCCGCTATGAGTTTAGGGGTGACGAAGGCACAGAAGATTATGCTTGCAGAGTCGTAGCCTACGAGATAACCGACACCAAGCACAAAGAACCGCTATGTGGTGACTGGATAAGCATCAAGATGGCCAAGGCCGAGGGTTGGATAGACAAGACTGGCAGCAAGTGGCTGACGATGCCGAGCCAGATGTTGCGATACAGAGCTGCCGCCTTCTGGCAGAGGACGTATTGCCCGGAGATAAGTATGGGCTTGATGACTGCCGAGGAGGCTCAGGACAGTTATGTGCCTTATGAGGAGGTGAAGTTGCAGCCGGTGTCGTCGGTTCCGACAGACGAGATAGGGCGTCCTTCGCTGACGGAGCTTGCCGCGCGCACTGCTCAGCAGCAGACTGGTGAGGCGCAAGTTGGTGCAGAGGCTACTGAGTCGAACCCTTGGGGCGATGCAGAGGAAACAGATGTTGAAGGTGTAAAATCAGAAGGCAATGTATGACAACAAGAATCAGAACACGTTAGAGTGGTTCCGCCAAAGGCTGGGTAATATTACTGGTTCGGCAGTGGGCAACTTGATGGTGAAGCCCCTGGCGAAGGGCGAGACATGGAGCCAGACGGCTTTGTCGTACTTGAACCAGGTGGCTTTTGAACGTGCGATGAACCCTTTGGTGGTGGAAAATGATGACCTGTTTGCGCAGTATGTGGCGTTGAATGAGGTGAAGAGCAAGGCCATCACTTGGGGCCACGCGATGGAGGGCGAGGCCGCGCACCTGTTTGCGGTGATGTTCAAGAGTTTGTATGGCAGCTCGAATCATGCGCCTTATGAGCTTGAATTGATAGAGCCATCGTCGGTGGTGTGCAAGGATTTGCCCCATTTTGCAAGTTCTCCAGACCGCATGTTTTTCAACCCCGAGACTGGCGAGGAGTGTGCTGTAGAGATAAAGTGCCCGCAAGGCCAGTCGTTTGCGAAGTTTGTGAATGGTGTGTTTTTGCAGTCGTCGCATGAGAGCCAGCTTGAAGGTTTGAAGAAGTCAGATGGCAACTACTATTGGCAGTGTTATGCCCACATGCTGGCGACTGGTGCGACAAAGACCTACTTTGTGGTGTACAACCCGTTTATGCAGAAGCCAATTTTTGCGCTTGAGATTGCTCGTGATGAGTCTGTGATAGATGAATTGCGTGCGAAGATATGTGCTGGCAATGCGTATGTGGACGAGTTGGCAGGCCGCATAACTGGCAAGAGTTGAAGTTGATGGCAGAGTTATACGTTCTTAGAGGTGCGGACGGTGGTTTGATGCCATGCTATGCGGAAGATGCCGCGCAGATAGAGCGTCTTGCCAGAGGGCGTGTGTACCTTGTAAGAGTGTATGAAGCCCGCAATGTCCGCCTTCACCGCAAGTACTTTGCGCTGATAAATGCAGCCTGGGGAGCCTGTGGCGAGATGTGGCGTAAGAAGTTCAGGAGCAAGGAGAACTTTAGGAAGAGTATCACTCTGCTTGCCGGTTATACGGACCATGTGTATAACGCCCGCAGTGGTGAGTGGGTAGAGATGCCGCGAAGCATAGCCTTTGACCGCATGCGTGAAGATGAGTTTGAGCAGTTGTATGATGCGACGGTGAGGATTATCAGAACGCAGTTTGCTCCACGAGGCCGACTTGCGAGAGAGGCTTTTGAGGAGGAGATAAAGGAATTTTGAAAAAAAGGAAGGAGGGCGCAGCCAGGAAGGTGTGCAGCGGTGCATCACTCATATAAAAAAAAGACGATAGCGCATTTCGTCGGCCCTTCTTCCTTGATATATAAAAGTTGATGAGTTGAGGAGTTGGAGTTTTTAAGTTGAAGAGTTGAAGAGTTGAGCGGTTAGTTTTAGAGGTCGACCCCGCAGAGGTAACTTCATAAACTTGTAAACTCTTAAACTCATCAACTTGAAGGTAAGCTCATAAACTTGTCAACCCGTCAACTAATAAAAAACAAGTGACTAATTAAAATGAAGATAAATGAGAGAGCAAAGCAGGCTGGACCAGATGAGGCGCCTGGCTAATGAGGGTGTTCCGCGCATGCGCCGCCACCCCCATGATGAGGAGCACCGTTTGCAGGTGGCCTGTGTGCGTTGGTTCCGGTTGCAATATCCGGAGTTGGCTTATGCGTTGTTTGCCGTGCCGAATGGCGGTCGGCGAGATGCGACGACAGGTGCGAAGTTGAAGGCCGAGGGCGCGCTTGCGGGTGTGTCGGACCTGATACTGTTGAAGCGGAGCGGTGCGTATGGCGCGCTGCTGATAGAAATGAAGACTCCCAATGGTCGCCAGAGCGATGCTCAGCGCAGATGGGAGGAAGAGATTACAGCGTGTGGTGAGTACCGATATGTAGTGTGCCGAACGTTCGAGGGGTTCAAGAATGAGGTAAGCGGCTACATCGGCATCTCACTACGAGAAAAAAATAAGAGTGAGTAATATGGCAGAGAGCAAACGAACGGCCAGTTACTTCTCGCACGACAGCAATGCCAGGAATTCCGACCGATTGATAAAGGTGCGCATGAAATATGGCGCATTGGGTTACGGGGTTTACTTCATGATACTGGAACGGTTACGCGATGACCCCAGATACATGAGTGTCAGAGATTATAATATGATAGCCTTTGACCTTCGTGTTGACTCATCGGTGATTAAGTCCGTTGTTGAAGACTTTGGGTTATTTGTCTTCACCGAAGATGGTGAGTACTTCTACTCCGAAGGCTTCATGCGCAGAATGGACTTGAAGGATAATGAGAGGCAGAAGCGGTCGGCAGCGGGCAAAAGGGCCATGGCCACCAGATGGGGCACAACAACTGATAAGAGTGTTATAACAGAGTTACCCGAGAACGATAAGAGTGTTATAAGAGTGTTATCGGAAACTGATAAGAGTGTTATAACAGAGTTACCCGAAAACGATAACAAGAAAAGAAAAGTAAAGGAAAGTAAAGTAAAAGATGATGGTGTAGAAGAAAAATCTCCATCGACGGCATCACCGGCAGAAGTTGATAATTTGGCAACGGACTTGAACGAATTGCGCAAGGAGAGTGGTTGGATTAACCTTGTTGCCATGAAGTTTGGCATGTCAGTGGCCGAAGTGGTTGGTGTGATTGCGGACTTTGAACTTGACTGCCGCGTGAACGGCAAGATGTATCACCAGAATCTGTCTGATGTGAAGAGCCACTTTGCTAACTGGCTACGCATACAGCGCAAACAAGAAACGAACCATGCAGGAAGTGAACAAGACCCCGCAGCAGCGGAAGCGAAACATACCCGACGTAGGGGAACTGATGTTGCAGCTACGTCGTCAGCGGATTACTCAACAAGGCTTTAGGCTGCCGCTTGGTGTGGAAGATGCTTATGAGCTGTTATACTCAGCCCTCCGTGTGGAGGTGGAGAGCAAGCATCGCAAGTTTGTGGCAGACGATGAGACAACTCGCATTGTGGCCACTCTGGCGAAGTATCTGACATCGAAGGACGTGCACTTGACTGGACTGATGTTCTGTGGTATGTGTGGCAATGGCAAGACGACGATGCTGTATGCCCTGCAGAATGCAGTGAACTGGCTGAAGGAGAATAACCGTTTTAGCAAGGAGCAGACGGAACGCGGTCTTGACCGGCTGAATGTGGTAGACGCTCGTACGATAGTGCGGCGCATGAAGTTGAAGCCGATGGAGCTGATAAAGACCCCGATGCTTGCCATAGAGGACATGGGTCGCGAACCTGCTGAGGTGCTTGATTATGGCAATGTGACAACGCCTCTGACGGAGCTGCTTGAGTGCCGGTACGATGAGCGGTTGTTTACGGTAATCACTACGAACCTCACGGGGAAGCAGATACGTGAGAAGTATGGCGTGAGGATAGCTGACCGTATCAACGAAATGATGGAGGTTGTGGTGTTCAAGAACGGGTCGTACAGGTGAGGAGGGGGATTGGTTTAAGTTGAAGAGTTGAGGAGTTGAAAAGTTGAGAATTTGACGGGTAAAAATAGCAAACGACAAAACGAATGATAACAAAATTTGATTTCAAGAGCCATACAATCAAGAGTTATGCGATACGCAAGCTCACGCCCTTGGAGTGTTTCAGACTGATGGGAGTGCGCGATGATGTGATATACACGATGCAGAGCACCAATGCCGAGGCCGCCGAAAGGGTGCAAGGCTGGAAAGGCAAGGGCAAGGCCACAGACATGGCGATTTCTGCGTCACAGCAATACAAGCAAGCAGGAAACAGTATTTGTATAGATGTGCTTGTTTGCTTGTATGAGCAACTATGGTACCCGAAGCATGAGAAGCGTGAAATAATAGAATTGCAGTTGTTTCCAGAGATGAAGTTGCCTTCGGAGCCAGTGGACAAGAGCAAGGGCGAAAAGGTAATCATCACCACTTTCAGCGGCTACGACTCGCAGCTGATGGCAGCGGACGTACTAAAGGAGCGACACCCCGACTTCCAGTGGACTTGCATGGGTTGGAGCGACATAGACAAGTATGCTTGTCAGATGCACGACCTTGTATTTCCGCAGTATGCTGACAAGGCACTTGGCGACATCACCAAGATAGACTGGCACAAGGTGAAAGACACCTTGCAAGGTCGCGAGGTAGATTTGTTCACCTATTCCTCGCCTTGTCAAGACATCATCCAAGCAGGAAAGCAGATGGGACTGAAGGAGGGAAGTGACACCCGAAGTGCCTTGTTGTGGCGCGTGGCCGATGCCATTGAGGTGCTGAAGCCAAAATATCTGTTGCAGGAGAATGTGGCAGCCCTGGTGAGCAAGAAGTTCATGCCCGACTTCCAGAAGTGGTTGCAGAAGCTTGAGCAGTTGGGCTATATCAACCGTTGGGCGCGTCTCAATGCAAAGGACTACGGTGTACCTCAGAACCGAGACCGTGTGTTCTGCCTTTCAATGCGCAAGGACGTGGCCTTCGACTACCAATTTCCAAAGCCTTTTGCGCTCGCCACACGACTGGAAGATGTGCTTGAAGATGAAGTGGCCGACCGATATTTCCTGAAGGACGATGCGGTGAGCAAGTTCCTCAAAGCCAACGACACCGACACGGCACTGTTCATGCAATTCGACTTTTCTCCCACTCACGAGGCGGCGATGTTCCTCAAAACATGGCTCACGATATGGCTGCAAACATTCGATGGTTGGAGCATGACACCCACAAAGCTTGAAGAGGAACTTGGCAAGGTGACCAGCGAAATCAATTTGTGTTATGCCACGTTCAGCGAGCAGGGTGTGTCCGCACTTGGGGCGAAGTTTGAAAGTATGTATAACGAGAACATGAAACGCCGTCAGTACGATGAGAACCGATAATCCACCAGAGCGTGTGATACGCATCATTGTTGATATGATTGGACAAGGTAGATTATGCGTTTGCCCTGCTTCAATGTTCAGTGCCGAACGTCTTAACGGAGTGTTTCACGGCTATGCCATATCGCTTATGGCACGGACAGATTGCAGTGATGTTTTCTTTATTGCAGTGGAGTTATGAAAGTATTAAAACCTCTCAATGCCGACACCTCCCACTTGTGAAGAATTATAAATGCGCAATATTTTAAGGGTGGTGCAGCCCCTATTCTTGACACAAAATCGAGTGGCGCAAGCAATATTTATTGATTGAATATGATTGAATGTATCGGTAATCTTTTTTTACGGCGAGTTCAAAAGCGGATTTGGTGGTAACGTGATAGGCGTACATGGCGAGTGTTTAGCCCTTACCACACTGCTTACACGCTATGGCGGACTGCAAATATTGATAGAATATGATTAGACCTAATAGGGTGGGGGATTGCGTATGCCTCGGCAGACTAATACCTCCTTCCGATGGGTGGCACGACTTATGCCTTCGGGTGTACAGCGTGTATGGCGCAAGTCCTTGCATACCGTCAAGGGCACAAGGTGCCACTATCTGCCCTAAGATATTGATAGAATATGCTTAATATCATAATATATCAACGATGTGGTGACAGAGATAAGGTAGCCTATTCTTTTAGTAAAGAACACGTTTACACTATCCCAGCCAATCCGATGAGCGACCGTGTGCAACATTTAATGATTGAATATGCTTAAAAAGAATGCTCGGCTTGAACGCATGGTTGCCCAAGGCTTCCGCCCAGGACATGGCATTTGGATAGATACCTACAACCGACAATTCGGTGGGGGGTATAATCTACACCATACTTGCCGGAGTGAGCAGCCGTAACCATTACTATGTAGCAGTAGAATTATGAATGCTGAGATACGCCCCATCATTCTGGGCCGTTACTCACCATCGCAAAACGGCATCATTGTGTCGGCAAAGGGCATTGCGCTTTGCATAGCTGGAGGTGGTAAGGGACATGATGTGGACAAACCTAAGATATTGATTGAGTATGATTAGAGGGAAAGCAATATCCATTATGGTAAAAAAGTCTATTTACTCTTGTGTGTATTGCAACATGCAGTCACATGGACTTGTGACACCTAAAAAACTTGATGAAGTATGTTTCACACTATCTTCCGCTATGGGACTTGGTGGCGGGCAGACACCTGTAATAGTCAGAATATATGATTAGCCGTGCAGTGCTTGTGCATTACCGCACAGAAGAAGCCAAGCAGTTCCGCAGATTGCATGGCGATAGGGGAGGGTGTAAGTATCAAGACAAACTACACCGCATGAATCCCCATCCGTGGAGCAACACCATTAGCACCGTGACTAAGGACAACCTTTTGTGTACCACCTTTTCATAAAACAAAGAAGATATGACTAACCGAACACCCTTTGTGCAGCGCCACTCCAAAATATATCCCCGCCAGGGGGGGGTATTCTACCGCACTCTCCTCACGCTACGAGGCTTGGGCAGGCTTGTACGACGAGCATGGACAGCACACGATGATATTGGTAGAATATGAGTAGCCGGAAGGACTTGATAAGAATGAAGTGGCGCAGCGACGACACCATACGTTTTTACCGAAATACGCCCGATAAACGTGGTGTGAGTGAGATGGTGATAAACAACCTGCACCATGTGGCCTATACGATAGTGTCCGGCAATGTGGGCAATGTGCTTATACCGCTATAAGATATGGAGCATAGATATTACATTGGCTGGAGCAGAGACAATAAGGGCAAGATTGTGAAGCGTCCGGTAAAACAGATAGCCAACGCCATCACCCAGGCTACTGGCGGAGCGCATATCTGTGAGGACGGATTGGGCAATACGACACCCTATGTGGTGTATGTGCGTGAATAAGAGTAAATAAACCATCAACGATAATATAACAACAGCAATGAACAATCTAACGACAACTTTGAATATCGCGATAGTGTGAAATAAATTGACAAACAACATGACGATAGAAGAAAGAGTACTGCACTACACAAGACGTAATTCCTACGGGAGATTGATATTCCCTCATTGCGTGAGAGCGCACATTGACGAGATTATGCTTTATGCTCCCTGGGCGTTGAGTGCAACAGAATTGAATAACATTAAGAGAGGTATTATGCGATGAATAGGCCAGTGTGCAAGAACTGCAAATACTATGTGTTGAAGACGAACTTGCTCTATCTGCCAGACGGATATTATTGCAAGTATGCCTTCAAGCCTTATGCTCACAAGTGGGGCAACTGCATTGATGATTGCGAACACAACGACAAAATAATAAGTGGTAACAACAACAAAAACAAATAAAGAAATGAAAACAAACATTGGAAAGAAAGTCATTATCCGCGGCGACCGCAGCGGAGTAGAGTATGGAACACTTGTAGCACACAACGGCCAAGAGGTTACGCTTCACAACGCTCGTCGCATCTGGTACTGGGACGGAGCGGCTTCTCTCTCTCAGCTTGCCGTAGATGGCACGTCTAAACCAAGTGAATGCAAGTTTACTGTCGCGGTAGAGAGTATTACCATTCTTGACGCAATAGAGATAATTCCTTGCACTGACAAAGCAGTCGAATCAATAGAAAGAGTGAAGGTATGGAGACTTTAGAATTTCGTATCAAAGCATTTTTGAGCGCGACCTCTTGCCATGGCGATGGCTATGGCTACAGCTATCGCGATGGCTGTGGCTCTTGCCATGGCGATGGCTGTGGCTATGGCTATGGCGCTGGCTATGGCTATGGCGATGGCTGTGGCGCTGGCTCTTGCTCTTGCCATGGCGCTGGCTCTTGCGATGGCCATGGCGCTGGCTGTGGCGCTGGCTATGGCTATGGCGCTGGCGATGGCGACGGTGTAAAGGTACTGAATGGAGAAAATGTCCATCTCGTAGATGGTTTGCAAACCATTATAAAATCTGTTCACGGCAACATTGCACAAGGTTTTATCCTAAACAGCGACCTTACTTTGCAGCCTTGCTACATTGTCAAGGAAAATAATAAGTTTGCTCATGGCGATACCTTGCACGATGCTTTCACATCTCTGCGAGAAAAACTCTATAACGATAGTACCGAAGAAGAACGAATAGAGGCGTTTGTTAAGAAATTTCCAAACTACGACGCGCCTTATTCCAACCGCGACCTTTTCGCTTATCACCACGTCCTCACTGGCTCATGCCGCATGGGGAGAGAGAGCTTTTGCAAGGATAAGGGCATAAACCTTGATGGCAGCACCACAGTCCGCGATTTCGTTTCTCTGACAAAGGATAGCTATGGGTCAGAAACTATTCGTATGCTACCGCAGGCTTATGAAGTGAACGAGCAAAACGAATGACAGAATATGACGGAAAAAGAAAAGATTAAGATACTGCTGAAAATGCGCAACAAGATTGCGAGTATGGGCATGGACTACAAGTTCTGCTGCACTTTCGTTGAAAACAGACTGACAGACCCAAATGTCGCAAAGACGTTTGATGCGCTGAGAGAGGCACTGGAGGGCCAGTTACGTAAACAATTCAAATTTAACATATAAGACAATGACAACAACTCTTTACAATTACACACCCCACTCGATAACGCTTAACAGCGGAGAGAAGTATGACAGTGTCGGAGTGGCACGAGTTAGCAATACCTTTAGCGAAGTTGACGATAACGGCATTTGCTCAGTGAGCTATGGCGACATAACGGGATTGCCAGAACCTAAAGACGGCTGCATATACATCGTGAGTGCCTTGGTACTTGCGGCAGCTAAGGCGGCTGGCAGAACGGATTGCGTTGCGCCTGCTACGGGTCACCCTGATTGTCTGCGCAAGGACGGGTTTATAGTTTCTGTCCCGTGTTTTATCAGATAACATTATTAACACCAAAAACCAAACAATATGCAGGTAGAAATAAGCGCAATGATTGAGGATTACGATATTCTCGCTTACGTATCAGAATACAAACAAGCAGAAGTGCTTGAGAATATATTTGACGAATGCACCAAATCATCACAACAGAAATTTATAAGTGAACTCGATGATTCTTACCTTGTTGAAGAATTAAAGTCGCGTGGATATACGATTACTAAAAATAAATAAAACAATGAACATAGCAGAAATATTGTATGAATGTCCAAGTGATACAAAGCTTTATAGCTCAATATTTGGCGAGCTAAGCTTATTGTACGTTCTGCCTTGCTCACCTTATCCTATATATTGTAAGGTAATAAGGAGTGGAAGCACAGTAAGTTTTACAGAAGATGGTAAACGTAACATAACAGATGCAGAACCTACACTCTTTCCATCAAAAGACCAACGTGATTGGAGTAAGTTTGGAGTGAGTGAACAAGATACTAATACCCGACCTAAACCTCAGTTTAAGCCTTTTGAAAAAGTGCTTGTCCGTGATGGTGACCAATATGAATGGCAATGCAATTTTTTCAGTGGTATGGACAAAGAAAACTTTTATTTGTGTGTTAGTGCACGTTGGGAGCAGTGCATTCCATACGAGGGCAACGAACATCTTTTAGGAACAACAATTAAACCACAAGTAAACAATGAAACTAATTGACGAAGAAAGGTTAGCTGATTTGCTGAAAGCAGAAGCCTGCCTTGAAATATTATTTAGAAACAATGTAGACGAATGGGATTCATACGAAGATGCCCTACGAGACGGAGTAAAAGGCGATATGTCTTATTGGGAATATGTGAGCCAGCCAATATCAGAAATAACTAAAGATTTTACAACAGTATGACACGAACAACATTTAAGAAAATTCCGTTTAGCCTTGAACTTGCGAAGAAAATAATGAACAAGGAGGTAAAAGGAAGGATAGTATCAGAAGATGGTCGTAAGGTTCGCATTATTTACATCGACAACGAGTCTTTTATTGAAACAACATTCCTCGCAATGTATAAGGATAAAGATTTTAATATAGAGAAATACTACCGATTGAATAAAGATGGAAGATATTTCCGAGGAGAAAGAAGTGACCTTGACCTTCATCTCGAAGTTCCAAACAATGAATAGAAAACCTAAAAATTATAAACAATGACACGAACAACATACAAAAGAGTCCCCTTTAACCTTGAACTTGCAAAGAAGATTACAAGCAAAGAAGTCAAAGGGCGAATAGTTAATGGTGACGGATACGAAGCACGCATTATCTGCTGGGATAAGAGATGCGATTGTATAAGATACCCTATCATTGCATTAATTGACAGAGGCGATGGTGAACACATCTATACTTTTACAGAAGGAGGAATTGAATCTGTCGGTTTTGAAACGTTCAGAGACCTCCACATCGAAGTCCCCACCTACTACCGCGACTATTCCAACTTTGTTCCTCAAAGATGGCAACCTTGTCTGGTGAGAGATACTTCTTCTGATTTATGGAGAGTAACAGTGTGCTGTGGAAAAGATGCTTATGACATTCCAATTTTTTATACAGCAGATAATAGTGATGGTTACTGTCATTGGGTCAATTTTCTCCCCCTCTCCAAAGTTACTGAACGCCTGGTAGGAACAACGATGAGCTACGAAGAATTGATAAAAGAACTTGACGAAAATGGCAAAGATTAAATCATGTGACGGGCAAGGCTGCAAGGAGCGCAAGGCTTGTTTGCGATTCGCTCTGTCGCATACAGAGAGTGACAGACACAACATTCACAAGGCTTGCTATTACACAAGACCGAACGGGCGCGACTGCCCGATAATGATTAAACAAGTGACGATATAACGACAACAATACTAACTCCCAAAACATTATAAAACATTATGAGAACAAACACTATCAACATTGCGGACATTTTGGCAAAGCAACCGACAGGCACAAAACTCTATTCACCTATTTTAGGTGATATGTATTTAGACCATTTAGATGCCGACGAAGGACTCATCTTTTGCCGCTCCTACAACTATGCTGACTTAGGTCGCGTAAAATTTACGGAAGATGGCCGTTTTTACTGTGGAAAGGGCGGCTCGTCCGCCTATGGCGAATGCCTCCTTTTCCCTTCAAATGCGTTGCGACAGTGGGACGTAGCCCAGTTTGAGAATGGCGACATAATGGTTGTGAAAGAGCACGACAGCTGGTGTGAAAATCCGCGGACATACATCATGATTTTCAAAAAATGCGACTGGAGTGATGGTCTTATTTATTTCCATGTCCTGATGAGGATTGGCACAGATGAGTGGTTCGGAAAGGAAGGCTTGTCCAGTGTTCTCATAAACCACCATGCGAGCAAAGTCACGTGCCGTTCGGCTCGCGATTGTGAAGTGTTTGAACTGAACAAAGCCTTGCGTGAGCATCATTTGCAATGGAATGCCGAAAAGAAATGCGTTGAACCCTGTCCGAATGAAGAAGAGCAGACAGCCACGCGTTTCAAGTTTGAGCCTTTTGACAAGGTGCTGGTGCGCGATGGAGATAATGACAGGTGGCAGCCGGCGTTTTTTTCTGTGTTAAAGGAGGATAGTGCAGAAAAATTTGGCGTAATAGATGGATATCTTCCTACTTTCTACATTCAGTGCATACCCTACAACGACGACACAAAGCATTTGCTCGGCACGTACGACCCTTACAAGCCAAAGGCGTAAGCACCTTGTCCGTACCAGTTGAAATAGTTGTAAACAAATTAAACGGTTAAAAAACATGATGAAACTTTTTGTAGAAGAATTGAAGGAGATGTATGCAGTGCTTGACAATGCCATACAGAACTCTTACCATACGGACTTTGAGCAGTGCTATTCGGCACTTGCTGAATTGTGCGAGTGCGCTCTGTGCGGCTTAGATAAATACAAGGGAGTGGCCTCTGTGCCTGACCTAATAAAGATGTTCAAAAGAGACATGAAGTATGTGCAGGGACTCATGGGCAAGGAGGAGGAGAAAGCTTACCTTGATGATGAGTGGAAACGTCTAACTGGTAAAGAGGAGGGCAAGGCATGATAATGATGATTCTTGCTGCTGCGACTTTTGTTATTTTCGTTTTCGGGGCTTACTTTGCTGGCAAGGGTATTGGCAGAGAAGAAGGCTTCTACGAGGGCCGCAGAGAAGCTTACAGAGAAGTTGAACGCTTAATTGACGATTACATTGAAAATCGAAACAAGGAATTTGATGCAATGGACTCTTCAACAGAGGGCGCGTGAGGCTGCCGACCGCATTCGCTGTGACGAGTGTGGCGAGCAAAGCACTTGTACGCCACTTAAAGGTTTTATTCGCGGTTATGTGGCCGCTAATTCAAAAAATAACAAGATATGAAACTACTGATAGTAATAGCACTAATGTTGTTCGTTTACTGGCTCTGGAAGGACATCAACCGTCATGACGGGCCACCGATTGCGAGCAGCTAATTAGCAACATACCCCACTTACCAACCTCATATTTTTTCACTTCATAAATATAAATGGTTTTGTTTTAGTTGGATTTGTTTTTAATTGCCCGAGGTCGGGTAACACTCGGTCCGTGTCCGAGGTGGGGTACTTATAAGCCCTCTCTGCAACGCTACAATTTTATTAACTTAATACAAAAGAATTGATTTTTAATGGTGCAGTGGTGTCGGCAGCACGTGGTTCGTGGCCACGGAGGGCGCAATTTTAATTAGAGATAATATGACTACAAAACAAGTTATTCACGCCCTGCATCTGCACCAGAAATGGCGCAGAGGGGCAATAAGCGAGATGCCATTAACGGCAAAGGAATATGGACAAGCCTTGGACGAGGCTATAAGACTATTACGGCAATATGACAAACAGCAAGAAAACGGGGCAATGCGGTGATTGCATGAGGTTCGCCAAAGGACGATGCCCGAAATTCTTTTCTAATTCTGTGCGCACCGCGTGCAATGGTTTCACGCAGTGCAAAACAAAAACTAAAAATACACATTTTGAAAGATGCTTATAATTAAAACAAAGAAATTACGTGAGAATGCGGTGATGCCGCAGCGAATGAATGTTGGTGATGCTGGTTTTGACCTGGTGGCGACATCGATGCGGAAAGACCACGAACATGGTGTAGTCGTGTTCGGTACTGGGCTTGCGTTTGAGTTGCCTGAGGGTTATGCGATGTTCGTATATCCGCGTAGCAGTAGCTACAAGCATCATGCGCTCATGGCTAATTGTGTGGGCGTGGTGGATAGTGGCTACCGTGGTGAGGTGCACGTTATGTTTCGTGGGCTTGATTGTGACTACGAGGTAGGTGACCGCATAGCGCAGGCTGTGATTATGCCTATACCATCGGTTGAGTATGTGGAGGCAGAGGAGCTATCAGACAGCGAGAGAGGTGCTAACGGGATAGGTAGCACGGGGGTGAAGAGTTGAGGGGGAAGTTGAAAAGTTGAAAAGTTCAGGAGTTAAGAGGTCGCTTTCAAAAGTTGTACAAGCAGAGGTGACTTCTTAAAGAAAAAACTTCTAAACTTTTCAACTTGAAACTCCAACTCATCAACTACTCAACTTAAAAGTAGCGGTTTTGCCGGACGGCAATAGTTTTGTAAGTTGGAAATAAAGTGTGTGTGAATGGTTGTTGCACTAATTTCGTGCTATATATAATCAATTAAGAGAGAAAAACTATGATTGGAGCTTTGATAGGTGCGGCGGTGTCGATAGGCAGCCAGATATATGGCGGCATAAAGGCACGTAAGGCTGCACAGAAGCAGGCAGATGCCCTTGCAAACGAGAAGGCGGAGAACACTGCTTGGTATAACAGACGCATGAATGAAGATGTGACACAGCGCGCTGATGCCCAGCGTGTGTTGCGACTGGCAGAGGAGTCGATACGGCGTCGTAACAAGGAGGCTGCAGCGACCCAGGCGGTAGTTGGTGGCACAGAGGAGAGTGTGGCGGCTACAAAGGAGGCTAACGCGAAGGCCCTTGCTGACGCGACGAGCCAGATAGCTGCTGCCGGTGAGGCTCGCAAGGACTCGATAGAGGATAGCTACCGCAACCAGCAGCATAATATTGCGCGTGAGGAGATTGGACTTGATGCTCAGAAGGCTCAGAACACTGCTGAGGCTGTGAGACAGGTTGGCGCGACGGCGGGCAATTTGGCATCGGCAATAGATAGTGGTGATTCGGTGGGGCGCAAAAAAACAGGTAAGTCGACTGGAAGTAACCCTGTGGCTAATGATACTGGTATGCCATCTATTGAGGAGATGGCGGAGAATGCGAAGAGAAAGTCTAATGGTTACTATTTATAGGCATGACAGAAGAAGTTGACAAGGATAAGAAAAAGGCTGGTGCTGACACGGCACCAGCTCAGACGAAGCAGACTGGGCAGCCTGCAGGTGGTACGACAACGGAGGCTGGACAACAGGCTGCTGGTGGAGTGGCAGAGCCATCAGCACAGAATGCGGGCGGCAATGATGATTTGCCACCTGCACAGACGTATAGATATACGCACAAGCCTCTGACTGATGATAAGTCGGAGGAGATGCGTGAGCGTGGTATGACAGAGATGCTTGAGTTGCTTAAGAAGGGCCGTGCCAATTATGCTCCGGAGACAGAAGATGAGCGCAAAAAACGTGTGAAACGCGAGCGTGCGAATGCTATAATTGCGGCATTGGGTGATGGCATATCAGCTATCAGTAATATGGTGACGTCGAGCAAGGGTGCGCCGAGCATGTATGAGGCTCAGAATGGTATGTTGCCGAAGTGGCGTGAGCGTTATGACAAGGCACAGGCTGCACGTAAGGAACGTGAGGATAATTACCTTAACTATACAGCGAAGATGCAGGAACTTGCTAACCAGAACTCGGAATGGAAGCGCAAGATTGCGATAGACGAGGCGAACCAAGACCGACTTGATGCTGAATTGGCACGCAAGCAGGCACTTGCTGCTGCCCAGGCTGGCAGAATTGATGCCATGAACAGGAAGGACGACGCAGCGTTTGCGTACTATAACACGAAGGCCGAATGCCTGACCCGTATGTTGCCCTATAAAGTGGCAGAATCTGAAGCGATTGCTGCCAGGAATAGAGCATTAGAAAAGAAGGCAAATAGAAGCGGCAATGGCACGTCTGACAAGAAGGGCGGAGGCTCGAAGAAATCTGGAGGTCAGGACTATACAGAGACGACGACGAAAGACTACGTGGACCAGTATGGCGTCAAAAGGCGTTCAACAACGACGAAGGTGAGGACGCATAAAAAAGACAAGCCTTTGAAAGGGCGGAAGTATTACTAATAAACCGAACAACCGAACATACCGAACGAAATATGGAGACAGGACCAAAGAAGAAAAAACTATCTGCTAACGGCAAACGAGTATACCATGACCTGCAAGAAGCCGGAGGTGATTGTGGCACGGAAGAACAATTTTATGACTTTCTGAATGCGCCAAGAGAGCAAGGATATAAGAACCGTAGAAAGGTGTATGAAGACCTCAAGAAAAGTGGTGGCGACCCTGGCACTTATGAACAATTTGCCCAGTGGCTTGGTGTACACCCTATTAAGCCTTCAGCCCCCGTTGCCGCGGCACAGAAGCCCGCAGCGGCGCAGACTGCCCACCCTCAACAGACAGCACAGGCCGCAGCACCGGTACAGCGTGCGCCAGCCGCGAAGCCGAAACCGCGTAACGGGCGGTTGACGGCGGCACAGCGACAGGCATATATAGCGAGGGCGCAACAGATGTCGCAACAGGTTGGCGCATCGGTGCAGCGCACAAAGAACCGCATGGATTATGCAAGAGCCACTTCGGGACTGAGGACACCGCGTGTGCAGCTTGGCAGCAAGGCCGGTGGTGGGGCGAAACTTGGCGAGAACAGCCGTGTGGTGGCTACGCAGCCGAAGTTTAACCCTGCAACGGGGAAGATGGAGCGAGTTTACTTGACAGAGTTGGGTAATGAGTATACGAGCCGTGCTGAGGCTGACATGGAGCAGAATGAAATAGACGAGGCGGTACAGCAGCAACTTTATCCTGGCTATAATGACTATAACGACAAGCAAGCGGTGGCTGCGCAAGCACCTGCTACTGCTGTTGCGGCCCAATTATGGAAGGAAGCCCAGAAGGCGTACGATGCTGAAAGAAATGCGAATGCGAAAGAAGTGTATGGAGGTAATCCATGGCTTCGTGGAGGTCGTGAAATGCACGTTGTAGATGGGGCCACAAACTCAGGCAAGAATGAAGAGTCGCGACTTAAGCACTTTGACTTGCAGAAGATGAGTGACAACGCCTGGGCTCGTGTAGGCAAGCAGATGACGGCATCGTGCTATGCGCGCCTTAGAAAGATGTACCCGAATGCGCTGGAGAGACAGGTGCAGGCGTCGGCGGAGAAAGAAGCACGTGCACTTGTGCAGAATGCTGTGTACAAGTATGCGGTTAAGATGAATGCGCCCAAAAGCCAGTTGGATTTCTTTCTTAGGAAAGCCGTTGATGCGAACCTGTTGACAAGTGTGTTCAGAGGTCTGGCGCGCTACGGGGCTGGCACGACAGGCGACATGGCGGCCTACGAAGCAGCCAATGAGGAATATGGCAAGAGCCACCGTTGGACTGGTGTGTTCGGTACGGCTACGGGCATGGCGTTTGACCCGACGAACTGGGTGGGTGGATATGTAGGTTCGCTTGGCGGTAGGGCTGCACTGAACATAGGCGGCCGCTTTGTGCTGGGGAGTGCTCCTGGTGTGGGTGCCCGTTTGTTTGGCAGCACGATGGCAGGCAGGTTAGCGACTGGTGCGGCAAGCGGCATGGGCATGATGGGCACCTACGAAGGCGTGAAGGAGGCCGAAAGACAGTGGGTGTATGGCGGACATGTGAACCCCGAGACTCGCGAGAATGAGGGCTATTCGGCAGGTGCTGTGGCTTTGTCGGCCCTGAAAGGTGCCGGACTTGGCGCGATGACCGGTATGGTGTCGCCGTTGGTGGGCAATGTGGCAGACAAAGTGGTGCAAACCACGACCAGCGCGACTGGCAAGGTGGCGACAAGACTTGGCGAGGTAGCGACATCAGCCGTGGCCGAAGGTACGATATTTGCCATGCCGGCAGTTATTTCTGGACAAGAGAGTTTTGTGGACGCGTGGACCGAAAGCATGGCAATGATTGTAGGCTTCAAGGGTCAGCACATGGTGAAGTCAGCTGGCCAGGTTATAGCCGGAATGCGCCCTGTGGCAAATCCGCGGACCATGGAGGAGCGCAACAAGAACCGCAGAGGTTTTGCGGAGAACTTGAAAAGGACCATGGACGCGGGTGCGAACAAGCAATGGAATGGCAATCAGCCAGACGTTAGATTCACGAAGGAGGAACTTGCCGAGTTGAAGCAGAGGGGTTATGGCAACCTTGCAGCGTTGCTTACCCCCACCGAGAAGGTACTGCCGAAGAAGAAGCCCAGTCAGCCGAAACGCCCCAAAAACACTGATGGCTTGACGCTATACTTTGATGTGGGGAGTGGCAAGAAAGAGGCAGAGGCAGACCCGAAAATGAAGTGGTTGCAGCAGCACCCCGAGTTTGACGGTTATGCCACGATGGAGAAACTCATGCAAGACCCGAATGTGAGCCAGGCGGCAAGGGCGAAGGCTTATTATATGCTGACCGGCCGTCAGTTGCCGATGGGTACTATTACCGGTTGGAACGTGCGTAAGGACGACAAGGGCAACATCTGGGTGAAGTCGGTGACGTCGGAAGGCGAGGTTGTAACGAGCAGACGTTTTAGAGATGAGGCATCGGCCAAGAGAGAGGAAGCCAAAATCATACGCCAAGTAGAACTCAATACCGTTGACATGGGCGAGCAATATAAGGAGATGCAGGCCAATGCCGCTGTGGTAGAGACTGCTATAAAGGCTGTGGCTCCGAATGCCGATGTGAATGAGGCCATGCGCGTGTACGGCGAGGTGAAGAAGGGCAACAAAGACTATGACAGTTATAAGGACCTTGCGAAATCAATAGACGAGGCTATTGCGTCGAACCCCGAAGCGGTGGAGAGGGCCAAGACGTTATTGCCGGAAAACATACGTAAGGATATTGCCGAACAGACTGGTGTGGAGGTGGACAAGGCTTTGGGCAAACCAGAAGCCGAGCGCACTGATGCAGAGAAGCAGGCTGTGCAAACCTATCTTGACAGACTTTATGACAAAGCGGCGTCAGGTGATGCGGCGACGCCCCCCGATGCGCAACTGCAGGGTCCGGAGCAATTTGCTGAAGCCTATGCCAAGCACCGTACGCACAAGGGCAGCGGACAGGTGGTGCCAGCTACGATGAAGGCTGGTGACAGAAAGGTGTATGTTATTGATGGCGATGTGGTGCAATATACGGACAAGTCGGGCATAGATGTGGCGAAGTCGGACAAGAGTATTGTTGTGTGTGATGCTGAGACGGGCAAGTATGAGTATACGAGTCCGGACCAGCTAATGAATGTTGGTGAGCCAGCGGACCCGAGCACACTGTCGGAGGCGTATATGGCGAACGAGCGTGCGAAGGAGGCTGCTGCCAATGGCGAGGGAACTGCCGAGGGTAATGCGGCTGCCGAGAGTAATGCGGCTGCCAATGGCGATGTGTCTGCTGATGGTGGCAAGGCGGAAGTTGAGGAGCCTGCCTACACAGATGGCAGCCGTGTTGAGATAAATGGGCATGAGTATGACGTAAAGTCGGCAGGTGAGAAGACTGTGGTGCTTGTTGACGAGCACGGTAAGGAACTTGCTTGGACCCGCAGTGCGCTTGATGCGAAGTTGGAGAGTGGTGATGCTGAGGTGCTTGAACCCAAGGCGGAGGCTGCTCCTGATGTAGCAACGGAGGGTTTGAAGGCTGGTGACGTGTTTGAAGACAGCGATGGTAATGCGCTGACCGTTAAGCGCGTTGATGGCGACAAGGTTGTTGCTGTTGGCGCAGACGGGAAGGAGCAGACGTATGGAGATGGCATGTTTGAGCAGATGGTGGAAAACGGTGTGCTGAAGCGTGCGCAGAAAACAGAAGAACCGTCTGAAGCGAAAGTGGACCTGACTGATAATCAGGGTAACTCCACTCCTCAACCCGACTTGTCTTCTGAGAGCAAAGGTGCGGAGCAATCTTCGGGTGTGCAAGCGGAAGTGCCACAAGCTGAAGTGCAGGAAAATGCTCCTATGCCGATGCGTGTTGTTGGCAAGGGGAAGAATGCGGCGCAGGAGGAGGACTGGCTTGCGACGACTCCGAAGCGTGGTCATGACTATGTGTTTAAGGAGAGTGGCCTTGATGCAGAGGAGGCAAACGCTTTTGTGGAGAACAAGGTGGCTGAGGCTGAGAAGAATCTTGAAAAGGTTAAGGGCAAGGCTCCTAAGATGGGTACTAACATTGCGGCTTACAAGGAGGCTAAGGCAGACTATGAGGCTCGTGTGGCTGAGGCTCAGAAGGCTGTGGACTACTGGCATGCGGTGAAGGCTGAGCGTGACAAGGTGCTGCTTGAGGAACGGCGTGCGCGCAAGGAGAAGGACAAGGCGTTGTATGACGATGCCGTGGCGCAGGAGGAGCAGCGCAAGGCTGAGATGGCGCAGAAGGCTGCCGAGCAGGAGGCTTTGGGCAGTAACGCTGTGGCTCCTGCCATTAAGGAGAAGTGGGAGAATGCTCCGAAGGTAGATGGTGGTGCAGATGAGATTACTTTGCCTAATGGTGAGGTGGTGACCGGGCATTATGTGCTGACGGAGAGTGGTGCGGCGAGTGCTTCGCACCAGGCTACGAACGGGTTTGCGGAGACTGAGGGTTACCCTGTGGACGTGAATGGTGAGACGGTGAATGACCGTGACTATAAGCGTGACGCTGAGGCCCAGCAGGTGACGCGTGGCATGGCTGCTGATTATGACAGCCGTGCGCTGCAAAGCCCTGTGGTGGTGAGTGGTGATGGTGTTGTGCTGTCGGGTAACGGCCGTACCATGGCTGGTGAAATTGCGGCTTTGAATGGTAGTGATGCGAAATATAATGCGTATCTTCGCGGGCATGCCGGCAAGTTTGGTTTTACGACGGAGCAGGTGGAAGGGTTTGAGCACCCGCGTGTGGTGTTTGTGCCTGATGGTGAGATGCCTTACACGTCGGAGACCTTTGCGAAGTTCAACCAGCGTGAGCAGAAGAGCCAGAGCCGTACTGAGATGGCTGTGAAGCTTGGCAAGGTGGTGGACGATGCTTTGTTTGGCCGTGTGATGGACGTGATAGGGCGTCATGAGTCGTTGGCTGAGTTTTATGCTGATGATGCTGCTACTGCTTCTGTGGTGAAGGAGCTGGCTGATGCTGGCGTGATACCTCAGACAGAGATGGCGCAGTTGTTTGACGGTGGCCGTTTGAGCGAGAGCGGTCAGGCTATGGTTGAGGGTGTGCTTGTGGGCAAGGTGTTCCAGGGCAGCCCTGATGCTGTGCGTCAGATTACTGAGGTGAAGAGCATGCGCAAGGCTGTGATGGCTGCTTTGCCTGAGGTGGTGGCTTGTCACCGCCTGGGTGGTGGCTATGACTTGTCGAAGGAGTTGGCTGCTGCTGTAGACTTGGTGTATAAGGCCCGCAAGGCTGGTTTTAAGCTTGGTCAGCATGTGAGCCAGCATGCGCGCCAGGGTAACTTGTTCCAGCTGGACGATGGTGCGACGGTGGCAGACTACAACAATGCTGCTGTGATGATGCTGGCAGACGTGATGAACGATGGGCGTGTGACGCAGCTGAAGAAGGTGCTGTCGTTTTATAACACGCAGGCGGCAGACTCTGCCCAGGGCATTGGTGACATGTTTGCCGGTGGCGTGAAGAGTAAGGGACAGATTATTAACGAGGTAAATGAGTTATTAAACAATGGACAAGAATACGATAGAAGAACCCCGTCCGTTGCAGACGGACAAGGCGTCGGAGGCGAAGGCGGCGAACAAGGCGATGTTGCTGGCCCGAGCCATCAAGGCGGCGAGGGCAGCGAGCGTGGATTAAGTGAGGCTTTTGACGGCCTTGCAGCGCAGCTGAAGACTGCTGATGGTGAGGAACGTAAGCGTGTGCTTGGTGAGATGCGTGATGGCATTGCGCGTTTTGCTGAGGAGAATGGTTACCCTGTGCCGGAGTTTTTGCTGACGCGTGAGGACTTTTTGGCGGCTGTGCCTGAGAAGGACAGGGCGAAGTATGTTGAAATGCTTGAAAAGGGCATGCGTATGCCTGCCTACTATGAAAATAAGAAGGTTTATTATTTTGTAGAAGGTTGTGATAATTTTGACAAAGATGTAGCTGAAACGCTTGCCCATGAGTATACTCATGCTGATAATGCGGAGTTTCCCGAGAATGTGAATGCCATAGTGTATGCTGTTGAGGACACACATGAGGTTTCACAAGATGAGCTGGTTGACATTCTTGAAAAGCTGTCAGACTCTACCGCCTATGAGGAAAAGGCTGAGCAGTTAGAGGCAGAGGGCAAGAATGCTAACCCGATGCTTGCAGATGAGGTTATAGCTCATTCTGTGGGCCGCATGGTGGTGGAAGGTGAGCAGGCACTTGACGGCATAACAAAGAATCCGACGCTGCAATTTTTCATTAAACGTGCATATAAAGAAAGAGAAAATGAACGACAACACAATCTTTATTCCAATAGAAATGCCGAGCGGGCAGATAAGACGGTTCCGAGTTCCGGCAGAAATAGTTCCGATAATGAAGCAGTTGCGGGAGGAACACCCGGAGATGGACAGCTCGGAGGCAGCTCTGAAGGCGATGGACATCTTGAAGGAACAGCAGAGCGGGGACGCTCAGCAGTAAGTGATGGCAAGGAAGTAGCGGCTCCTTCGGAAGAGGGTGCTAAAGTTGGTGTGACCGATGGTGAGAAATCGTCGGCCACAGGAGATGCTGTACCTTCGGGTAAGGGAAACACCCCGTTGAGTGAGAAGATAGCCACAGCCTCAGCCGAAGTGAACACCGAACCGACAGAGGCGCAGAAAGAAGCCGGCAACTATAAGAAGGGGCATGTGCAAGTTGGTACGTTCGACATCACCATTGAGCAGCCGCAGGGCAGTGTTCGTAAGGGTACGGACGCTGACGGCAAGCAGTGGGAAAGCAAGATGAACAACACTTATGGCTACATTCGTGGTGCAGTGGGTGTTGATGGTGACCATATAGACGTGTTCCTCTCTAATGACATTGATGGTTGGAACGGACGCAAGGTGTTTGTAGTGGACCAGTACAACCCAGATGGCAGTTTTGACGAGCATAAGGTGATGCTTGGTTTCAACGATGCTGACGAAGCAAAGAGCGACTATCTTGCTAACTATGAGAATGGTTGGGAGAATGGTCGTAGAATTGACGTGACTGCTGTGAACCTCGAAGACTTTGAAAAGTGGATTGCATCAAGCAAGCGCAAGACAAAGCCTTTTGGTGATTACTCGTCGGTGAAGAATGGTGTTGTGCCTTCGGGTAAGGGTAAGACAGATAATCCGCGTCAACAAAAGGCTGTCGGAAAGTCTGCACAACCTCCTACGCGTGAGGAGTCTATACTTCGTGATGTGGTGATAGAGCACATGAAGGGCAGTGGCCTTGATGTGATTGGCACGGAAGATGGACAGCGTGTGCTTGACATGGTGAACGAAGACGGTGCGAAGGAGCATCGCGTGTACCACGGCAGCGGTGCTGAGTTTGACCACTTTGACCATAGCCACATGGGCGAGGGCGAAGGTGCGCAGGCTTATGGTTGGGGCACTTATGTAACCGAGGTGAGAGGCATTGGCGAGGGGTATGCGATACGTTCAAAGAACGGAATTTCAATGAGTCGTGAGGAGTGGTCTTTGAAACGTAGTGAACTTGAATCGAATATCTATCGTGCCAAGGAGCAGTTGCCTTTCCTTAAAGGGGAATATAAGGCAGAAGTGGAAGCTCAAATATCGGAATGGGAGGAACAGTTAAAGGATTATGAACCACATAATTACCTTTACACTGTTGAAATTCCCGATGACAATGGTGGGAATTATTTGGATTGGAATGGGCACCCTTCTGAATCTTTACTGAAAGATGTTGGCTCGTTTTTGGAGAGTAATGGTTTTGAGAGGGTACAGGATAGCCCTGCCAGATATGAGAGAGGTGAAAGCACCGTTGTTTTGAACCCTAATGCGACTGGAGCTGATTTGTATGCGGAATTGCAGGAGGCTCTTGGCAGTGACAAGAAAGCATCACTTGCATTGGCGGAGTTAGGCTATGCCGGCATTAAATATCCGGCAGAATTTCGCAGTGGCGGCCGTAAGGACGGTGCGCAGAACTATGTTATCTTCAACGAGAATGACGCGGAGATAACTGACCATGTGCGCTTTTTCAAGACCAAGAATGGTGAGGCTTATGGCTTTACTGTTGGTGGCAAGATTTACTATGACCCGAGGATTGCGAATGCTGAGACACCTGTGCATGAGTATGCCCACTTGTGGGCGAGTGCGCTGAAGGCGAACAATGTGAAGGAGTGGAATAATGTGGTTGACTTGATGAAGGGCACGAATGTTTGGGAGGAGGTGAAGAAAACCTATCCCGAACTTGAGACAGACGATGAGATTGCTGACGAGGTGCTTGCCACGTATTCGGGCCGACGGGGTGCGGAGCGACTTCGTGAGGAGATGCGCAAGGCTGCTTCCGAGGGCGATGGCGTGATGGGCAAGGCTGAGGCGGTGAGTGCGCTGCAGCGTGTGAAGCGTGCCATTGACAAGTTCTGGAAGGCTGTGGCAGACTTCCTTCACATTCACTACACGAGTGCTGAGGAGGTGGCTGACAGAGTGATGAAGGACTTGCTTGACGGTGTGGACCCGAGAAGCATGATGGACGGTGGCAAGAGCCTTCGTCCTGAGACGCGTGTCAATGTAGTGGAGGCTGAGGCCGGGCATGGCTTTAAGAATTATGCCGAAGCTAAGACTTGGGCGAAGGAGCATATAGCACGCACTTATAGCGGTGAAGAGACAGGTGGCAAGGGTGACATTCGCATCAGTAATGCGGCCGTTGACAAATATCTGTCGCAGAGTGCAGTTGACAAGAGTGAGAGCAAGGACGTTCACTTGGCTGTGTTGAAGGTGTTGCCTGATGTTATACGTGAAAGTGTAGATGCAGAACAGCATGCGGACTTTAAGAAGGGTGAAGATGGTGTGCGCTCGGCAGAGAATGGTGTCAATCCCAATGTAACCATACACAGATTGTATGGTGCGGTGCGTATGGACGGAAAGATGTATAGGGTTAAGGTTACGCTGAAGGAGGACATCAAGAGTGAACGGCCTGCAAAGAAAGCATATAGCTATGAAGCAACAAAAATAGAGTTGCTTGCAGGAACATTGGCCAAGCCCGAAGGTGATGACCCCAATACAAACAACTCTATAACTGCTGCAAAGTTACTGAATGGTGTTGAGAAATCCTACGGTGGTGGTAAGTTTTTTGAAGATTACAACAAAATTCGTGAGCAATTTATTGGTGAGAAGGGTGCTGCAGCTGCCGACCATGCCGATGAGGTGAACACGCGACTTGACAACCTAAGTGTGGCTCGCGAGATGGAGGCTGAGAAGAAGGACGCCAAGGCTATCAAGATGGCTACTGGCTGGGAACGTGGTGCAGACGGCAAGTGGCGTTATGAAGTTGGAGATGTAAGGTTTTATGACGGTCTTCAGCTTATAAATAGAAGCGTAAAAACGGAAGCAACGCTTAATGATTTGCTTGAAGATAATAAAGATAAAGAGGCTTTATTCGCGAGCTATCCCTCATTGAAAAATATGCCCGTGGTTCTTGAAGATATGGGGTATAAGGGAGTCGGAGAATATAACTACGGAAAGGAAACAATTCGTCTTAATACCTATTTGCTTACGGACGATGACGGGTATTTTACTAAGCCTGCCGTTGAAATTCTCAATCATGAGATACAACATGCTATTCAGAAGATTGAGGGTTTTGCCAGAGGTGGCAGTCCTGCGATGGTGCGGTCGGAGATAAAGAAGCAGATGGCCGAGGTGACGAAGCAGATAAGGCAGTTGCGTGCTGAGGGCAAGGAGGCTGAGGCGAAGGAGCTCATCAAGAAGAACAGAGGGCTTTACGAGGCATCTGTAGGTGATGATGACTTTGGCAGTTATAAGTCGCTTGCCGGTGAGGTGGAGAGCCGCAATGTGGAGAGCCGTATGGGCATGAGCGCGGAGGAGCGCCGTGCGAGCCTTGCTGCTGAGACTGAGGACGTGAGCCGTGAGGACCAAATATTCTTGACGAGTGGTGATGGTGGTGAAACGGCACATAGTGTTGAGATGGTGCACAAGCCGTCGAAAGAGGAGACTGTTCTTCGTGATGTGGTGATAGAGCACATGAGAGGTAAGAATGGCCTTGATGTGATTGGCACGGAAGATGGCCAGCGTGTGCTTGACATGGCGAATGATGACGGTGCGAAGGAGCATCGCGTGTACCACGGCAGCGGTGCTGAGTTTGACCACTTTGACCATAGTCACATGGGCGAGGGCGAAGGTGCGCAGGCTTATGGCTGGGGCACTTATGTGACCGAGGTAGAAGGTATTGGCAGGACTTATGCCATTCAGAATAGCGAGAATGCAAGAGAACATTATGTATATAGCGGTGACACGCATGGACTTAGTGAGGAACGTATCAATGAGATATTGGAAGTCTTTTTAGACGCAAAGCCTTCAGAAGGACATGTTGTAAGTGAGTATAATGATGCGTTGGATTGGTATAGTAGCAAACGCGATGAATATTGTCAATCTTTAGCAAAGGACGCGTCATTGCTAAATCCTTCTGATATTTCCATTGTCATGGACAAAACAAGGAACCTCTACACGGTAGAAATTCCCGAAGACAATGGTAAGAATTATCTGGATTGGAATTCAGAGACTGGTAAGGATTTGGTGTCACGTTTGGTAAGTATTTTACGTGCTGATAAGGAACTAAAAGAAGCGTATGAAGGAAGGCTAAGCGAGCTGAATAAAGAACTTGATAAATTTGCTCCAAGAACTTTGTTCTCTGATACTTACGTACAACTTGCGGAGTTGCTTGGCAGTGACAAGAAGGCATCGCAATTACTATCGTCGTTGGGTTATGTCGGCATTAAATATCCGGCAGAATTTCGCAGTGGCGGCCGTAAGGACGATGCGAAGAACTATGTTATCTTCAACGAGAATGATGCGGAGATAACTGACCATGTGCGCTTTTTCAAGACCAAGAATGGTGAGGCTTATGGCTTTACTGTTGGCGGCAAGATTTACTATGACCCGAGGATTTCGAATGCCGAGACACCTGTGCATGAGTATGCCCACTTGTGGGCGAGTGCGCTGAAGGCGAACAATGCGGAGGAGTGGAAGAATGTGGTTGACTTGATGAAGGGCACCAATGTTTGGGAGGAGGTGAAGAAGACCTATCCCGAACTTGAAACGGACGATGAGATTGCTGACGAGGTGCTTGCCACGTATTCGGGCCGACGAGGTGCGGAGCGACTTCGTGAGGAGATGCGCAAGGCTGCTGCCGAGGGTGATGGCGTGATGGGCAAGGCTGAGGCGGTGAGTGCACTGCAGCGTGTGAAGCGTGCCATTGACAAGTTTTGGAAGGCTGTGGCAGACTTCCTTCACATTCACTACACGAGTGCTGAGGAAGTGGCTGACAGAGTAATGAAGGACTTGCTTGACGGCGTGGACCCGAGAAAGTTCATGGGGGATAAGGCGCAGAAGGAGAAGATGCGCTATCAATTCATGAGCGAGAAGGGTGCTGGCGAGAATGTGCGTGACGCAGAGGACTACACGGCATTTGCCAGCCGGTATGGTGTCAGCGAGGATATGGTGAAGGATTATGCGTTGGGCATGGAGACTGGCAACTTGCAAAAGGCTAATTTTGCCTTGACTGAAATACGCCGTACGATGCGTGTGGCAAACCGTGGCATGAAGCTTTCGGAGTTTGGCAAGTTGTTCCGCCCTGTGCAAAAGGAGTTGGCTGAACGTTATGGTGACATAGAGGTGTTGCGGCAGGAGTATATTGATGCTGAGATGCGTGAACGTGGCGTTATGGAGGCTGCCCGAAAGCGTGCCGAGGAGGAGGCGGCAAAGCGTAAGGCTCGTGCTGATGAGTTGCGTTTGTTGCCGGCTGAGGAACTTGACAGGCGTTATTTTGAGGCGGTTGAGCGTGGTGACGATGCTGCTGCCCGCGAGATGCTTGACGAGGCTGCCCGCCGCAAGGGGTATGATGACACTGAAAGTGAGTACCAGGGTGTGGGTGCATGGGTGGCACCTTCAAATCCTGGTTATGAGACGGACGAAGCGAGACGTGACGCCGTTGGCGAAGACGCGCCTGACCTCAATGTGGAGGACATGGCGGCAGGCTACAGCAACCAACCAGAAGACATCTTTGTGAATCCTGATAAATACTCGCAAGGCTTGCCAACAAGCAAGGAGAGCGGCAAGGCGATACAGACGGCCATTGACGACATACGGAACGGTAAAAAGGAGGTAAAAATAAAGGTGTATCGCGCTGTGCCTACCTCAGTAAAGGAGAGCAAATTGCGCAATGGTGACTGGGTGACCCCCTCGAAGGAGTATGCAGAGATGCATGGCAACAACCGTTTGGAAGGTAAGTACCGCATCATTGAGGAAGAGGTGCCAGCTGGTGAGCTTTGGTGGGACAGCAACGATGTCAACGAGTGGGGCTTTGACGATGGCAAGGGCTACAAGTATAAGAATGTGGAGAACAGCCGCAAGTTGAATGACCTTGTGACGCGTGATGATAATGGCGAGATTATTGCTCCTTCGAAGCGTTTTGACGAGAATGTGGAAGATGTGAGGTACCGCACAAGCGAAGAACTTGGTCAAGAATATGGCTCGCGTTGGATTGACGAACAAACAAATGAAGATGGCCGACACACTACACAAGTAAAGAACACACTCAACTCTTACAAGAAGTTTGGCGATTGGGTGATGCGTGATTCTGGTGGAAAAAAGGTAGATGTGCTTGATGCGAGCAGCGGCCTTGGCCTTGGTACGGAATGGTTGCGCAAAAATGGTATTGACGCTGAGGACGTGGAGCCTTATCCATCAGAGAACCGCACAGCTCCTACTTACAGAAATTATGATGAGGTGGGCAAGAAGTATGACTACATTATTAGCAATGCAGTCTTGAACGTGATACCCGATGACTGGCGGGCCAATGTGCTGCACAATATGGCGGAAAAATTGAAAGTTGGCGGCAAATTGGTTATCAATGTGCGTAGTGCTGAAAGTATTCGCAAACAAGGTAAGGAGGGTGAGACGCGTATAACTCTTGACGACCCGTCGGAGATACTTGTGTTGCGCCCGAATGGTAGCATCAAGGCTTATCAGAAAGGATTTACAAAGGCTGAACTGAAAGAATGGTGTGAAAAGGAATTGGGCAAGGGTTATTCGGTAGAAATAGCGAATGACAAGAACGCTGGCGGCAGCTATGATACTGCTGTGGTGGTGACTAAAAATAACGAAAGCGGCACTATTGGTGTCGCTTCCGAGGCTGGCCGTCCACGCAGGAGTGCGCAGGCCGTACCCAATTCGGGTGCAAAGTTAAGCATGGTTCAAGAATTGACCAACAAAATAGAGAAACTTTCAGAGGATATTTCGGAAAAAGGAGAGATGGGCGCGCATGAGTTTTTGTTTAATGTGGCAAAAGCCTTTGGCCTTGAAGGGAATAATCTGAACAAGTCTTTCTATAAAGATTTGGGAAATTCTATCGGTATTCGGATTTCTGACCATTATGCCAACGCCGACAATATTACGAAAAAGAATAGCAATGATGAAGTTTATGGTTTGGTGGTCAAGCTATCGCCTCAGCGTTTCAAATCAAAAAGCGATGCCAACTACCTTGAATACGTTTACTATCCCGACAAGTTGACTGGCGAGCGTCAGCGTGAGATTGTTGAAGGGTTGAATAAATTCTTGCAGACTGGCGACTATATGCAACTGCCAGCACCAGACAGAGTGAACCGTTCAGGCAAGTTTGATGTGTTGATTGACGGAAGGGAAACTTCGCCAACGGCCAAGCACCAGGCTGCCAATGACCTTGCGCGGCAGATGCACGTGGAGGGTGAAGTAGAGGTGGTGACAAGCACTGATGGCTTGACCGGCAGACAGGCGAAGGCTAAGGGCTGGTATGATGTGAGGACCGGACGTGTGACGATTGTGCTGCCCAATAACAAGAATGCGGCAGATGTGCGTGAGACGGTGTTCCACGAGGTGGTGGCGCACAAGGGGCTACGTAACCTTGTGGGCGAAGAACACTTTAACACCTTCCTTGATAACGTGTACAACAATGCAGAGGAGGGCATCAAGCAGACCATTGACGAGATGGCTGAGAAGAAGTATAATGGTGACAAGCGCAAGGCTACTGAGGAGTATATGGCGCACCTGGCCGAGGACGGTGAGTATGTGAAGCCGGAGAACCAGGGCTTCTTTGCGAAGGTGAGGGATTTCTTGACGGACTTGCTGAGGAAGGTTGGCATAAAGCTTGGCTTTAAGTTGACGGACAATGATTTGCGCTACATATTGTGGCGTAGCTGGAAGGGGCTTGCTGAGCGTGATGGCGGTTCGGTGTTTGAGAAGGCTGAAGATGTGAAGATGCAGCATGAGCTTGGTCAGACTGACGAGGCTCGCTCGGCGAGTGGTGAGAATGGTATCATGTTCCGTGAGGGGAGTGATGAGCTGAAGGACGTTGTGGAGAAGATGAAGGCTGACGTTGAGCGGTTGCATGAGGGTGAGCTTGATGATTTGCGCTCGGGTGCGCGGGCTATTGGCGGCAGGCTGAGCGAACTGAACAAGGCGATGCGCCTGCAGCGTGCTTATGACATGAGCACTGTGGCGAGTGTGACGGAGCTGGCGAAGACGATGCTCAAGAATGGCTTGCTGAGTGAGATGAGTGACTATGATGTGCGCCGTTTGCTGTCGGTGGTGAATAATGTGCATGGCAAGGGTGACATCAGGCCTTATGTGCAGAAGGTTGTGGACATGATGGTTGGCAACCGGCTGCGTAATGTGTCGAAGGCGTTTGACAAGTTGCTTGCTATGCGTGGCAAGAAGGTTGATGCGCGTGGCGTGGAGGTGCAAGGTGAGCTTGACTTGGCTGGCCAGCGCATGGCAGATGTGGTGTGGAAGGGCATTGGCATGTCGGACGATGATGTGGCGGACATGTGTGCTGATGCCCAGGACCGCATGATGAGTGCGAATGGTGCGGAGGCTGCTGCTGCTGCGACGGACTATGCCGGGTGGCAGATTGTGATGCGTTACAATGAGACGATACGTGACAGCAAGAGTGAGGAGGTGCGGTTGCGCGAGGACTTGAAGCGTGCGAAGGAGGATTATGATGCCGGGCGTATGACGCGTGAGGCTTACATGGAGTTCAGGGAGAGCACGAATGACGCGATACGCGAGAACCGGATTGAGCGTGCTGAGGCTTATGAAGAGTTGTATGAGCAGCTTGGTGGTGCTTATGGGGAGAGCATTAAGCGTGCGGCTGACTTTAAGGCTGCCGAGAAGGCGCGTGTGCTGGAGATACAGCATAATGCGAACTCGGACATGGAGGGCCGCCCGGTGCGCTCGTATAGAAAGGACACTGCTGTGGACAAGGTGCTGAACAGCTCGCCAGTGCAGTTGTTGTTTGCCCCGCTTGGTACGTTTGACCAGATGCTGCGTATGTTTGGCAGCAAGAATGTGAAGGGCGAGGGCTACTTGTGGAACCGGTACATGCGTGGTTGGCTGACTGCGACAGAGAATGAGTATACGGGTTATCGCGATGCTACTGCCGAACTTGACGCGAAGGCTGCTGAGGTGCTTGGCAAGGGCAAGACTTGGGCTGACTTGTTTGCGCTTGAACGTAAGTTGCCGAAGGCGATGGTGCGTGTGTGGGACGATGGCGAGATGAGGGAGCTTGAATTGCCCCAGGGTAACTTGCTTTACATCTACATGGTGGACAAGATGGCTGACGGCCGCATGAAGTTGCGCAAGATGGGTGTGACGGAAGATGATGTGGCTGCGATTGAGGATTTTCTGGACCCGCGGCTGAAGGAGATTGGTGACTGGCTGCAGGAGGTGTATCTTGTGGAGAAGCGAGGCAAGTATAATGAGGTGCATGAGCGTATGTTTGGTGCTGCGATGGCTTCGATTGACAATTACTTCCCGCTGAAGATATTGAAGGACGCACGTGCTGAGAATGTGGACGTTGGTGTGGAGAAGCGTGAGTCGGAGATGGCATCTACGATTACGGGCAGTGTTGTGAAGCGTACGCGTAATGCGCTGGCACTTGACTTGCTGAACTCTGATGCCTTTTCGGTGGTGCTGGACCACTTGCAGCAGATGGAGCACTGGAGTGCCTTTGCGGAGTGGAACAGGGACTTGAACACGCTGTTGTCGTACAAGCACTTCCGTAACCAGGTGAAGAATATGCGTAGTGCATACGGTAGCGGTGAGCGGCTGTGGGAGGCTTTTGACAAGGTGGCGCGTATTGCTGCCGGCACTTATACTCCGCCCAAGGCTTTTGCTGACAAGCTGGCTGTAAATATAGCGAAGGGTGTTACTGCTGCGAAGATTAGCTTGCGTGTGTTTACTGCGCTCAAGCAGTTTACATCGTTCCCGGCGTACTTGTCGGACAGTAATCCGGTGTATCTGCTGAAGGGTGTGGCTAACCCGTATGGTTCGTGGAAATGGTGCATGGAGAATTTGCCCCTGTTTGAGAAACGATGGAAGAGCCGCATGGCTGGTGACCCGAGGTTGCTGAAGAATGAGATGGACTGGGGCTTGTGGCGTGACAATGTGGTGCAGATGGCTGCGAAGTGGGGTATGACTCCGAATGGTTTTGTTGATGCGTTGACGGTGTGCATAGGCGCGAGGGCGATGTATGAGACGAGGCGCAGGAAGTATATTCGTTATGGTTATGGCCTGGAGGAGGCTGAGCGACGTGCGAAACAAGATGCTTCGATATTGTATAACCAGACTCAGCAGTCGAGCGAGGGTGCTTTTTTGTCGGCCTTGCAGGTAGACAGGTCGTGGTATTCGGTGCTGTTTACGGTGTTCAGGAACTCTTCGATGTCGTATACGCGTCAGTTGTATGCTGCATTGCGCAACACTGGCCGCAGGATAGCGGGTGGTGCGAAGTTTAAGGGCATTAGCGAGGCGTTTATGGCTAAGCAGATGGAACGCGACGGCATAGACCCGGAGAAGGCTTCGAAGAATGCTAAGGCGGAGTATCGCAAGAGTTGGATAAATGACTTTGTGCGTGCTGGTGTGTTTGGCTATGTGTTGCAGCTGGCTTGGAATTGTGGTCCGTATGCGCTATATATGTTGTTTGGCGATGATGAGAAGAAGGGCAAGGAGATGTGGCATGATATATGGACGCACACTGCATTTGGCTCGGTGGAGGGCTTGACTGGCGGTGATGTGTGGAGCGCGGGCTTGCAGTCGCTGTGGAACCATTATGTGAATGGTGAGGACTTTAATGCTAACAGCGTGAATAAGGATATGCCATTGACGAGTGATTTGCTTAATGTGATGAAGAAGGTTGGCAGTGACAATTATGGTGCGGTGAATGATGTGCTGAACTTGCTTGTGCAGGCTGGTTTTGGTGTGAACCCTCAGACGCTGACAGATGCGGCGGTGGCGATATATGACTATTGTGGCTCTGATGTTGAGACGACGAAGGAGTGTGCGCTGCTTGTGATGCGTGTGATGAACTGCCCGCAGAGCCAGATGGATAATATTTACTTTGATGAGATTGATGCTACTGGCGAGGAGGCGAAGGCGATGAGTGTGGAGGAGATTGCTGAACGCTATGCGAGGTATAAGGCTTTGCGGAGTGCCCCGTTGCGTGCGTTGAGCAGTGATGCCTTGAAGGCTGCTGAAAAGAAGCCTCGCGAGAGGGTGCTGACGGAGGCGAAGGAGCAGCTGGACGGCCGATTGATGACTGAGGAGGCTCAAAGGTATCTTGATGAGTATGAGGCGACGAAGAAGAAGGTGACGGAGACTCGTGCTTTGGCTGATACTGACCCGAAGGCTTTCATGCAGCAGATGCCGGCCTTGGCGCGCTCGGGTGAGTTTAGGAGGTACAGGCGTGTCGGGCTGTACAAGAGTGAGGTTGACAAGCTGACGAAGAAGCTGCTCCGGACGAGTGACCCGGCAGAGCGCAGGGCGTTGTTTGGTAAGATGCTTGATGCTCGTGACAAGATGCTGAAGCAGGTGAGGGAGATGGAGTGAAGAGGGGGGGGAGTTTTAAGTTGAAGAGTTGAAAAGTTGAGGAGTTAAGAGGAATGTTTTAGAGGTCGACCCCGCAGAGGTAACTCCATAAACTTTTCAACTTATCAACTTGAGACTCCAACTCCTCAACTTGTCAACTAATTCCGCTAATGGGTAGTGATAGAAAGAAAAAGCGTGGCAGATACACTGTCACGCTTTTTCTGTTATAATCCGAGTTGTTTGATTAGGTAATCGCCAACAGCGAGGTTTTGTTCTTTGGCTGCGGTCTTTATTTCGTTTACGGCCTTTTGCGGCATTCGGCAGTATAGGACTGCATCGCCTACTTTTTTGCGCCCTGAATTGGGACGTTTGCCGCCCCAGGTGTTTTTATTCATATATTATTCATGTTTTATTCATATTTTATTTATGTCGTTGTAATTCGGCACAGAGCAGTTCGGCTTGATATGAACCGAGTGCCCAGTAGAACCTCTCTCCCGTAGTTATATTGACCATTTCCATCACTACGTGAGGGTAGCGGTCAATCGTCCTTATTATTTTGTACATGTGTTGATTTTTTTATATCAAATCATACAACTTGTAGAAATTATGCTTACCTTTGCGCTGTCAACCCTTGATAGGGTTGTGGATTGAAACGCTCTTGTGAGCAAATTTCTACAAGTTGTAGATAAAAAAAGTCGAGTTATAAAGCTCGTGGTAAGCCCCACCCAATGAAGGTGGGGCTTTTTGCTATTTCTGATTACGCCAGAGTTCGTAATCGTCCCAACTCTCGAAGCCAGTGTAGCCACCGACTACGGCAACTACTTTTGATGCCCAAGGCATGGCTTCTATTGCCTTCTTACGCCAGTATGATGTGTGCTTCTCGCACTCGTAAAATCCTTCTCTCATTGTGTTTGACTTGACCGTGATGTCGAGGGCTGTGGTTGTTAGTTGTTAATTGGTTCGATTTCTACCGCCCACGCTGGGGTGGTGTAATCTTCGTTTGCGATTGCGTAGTAAGTATCGCCTACACGAACGACTTCAAAATAGTAGTCGTTCTCGTGCTCTGATAGCCACTCTGCGTATTCTTCTGTGCTAATAGTATTCAAGAAGTCGTAAATAGAGCCTTGCTCATCTTCTGATGATAGAGACTGGGCATTTTCAAAATATCGAGGCTCTACTACCTCGTATAACTCTTCTTTTGCTTTTAAGTCTGTTGTTGTCATAATAATGTGGGTTTAAGTTGTTTGTTACTTTGTTTCTTAATTACACTGCAAAGATACGTCCTTTATTTTGAGAATGCAAGCAAATCCAAGATTATTTTTGCGAAATATGCTGCAAAACATATTTTTTGGTATTAGAGGGGGCATCTATTAGTAGATAGAAGTAGATGTGGATTGTTGTTGGCAGGTTGGGAATAAAGCGTGCTGTGTGGGTGTGGTGGTTAACTTTGCGTTGGACGTGGATTATATGCGTCTGCAGGAAGATTATGGATATAAGGTTGAACATATTGCGTGCTGATGTGCTTGGGAAGGTGCATGAGATGGCGGGTTACACTGGTGCCAAGATGGTGCAGGGTGATGATGGTGCGTATGTGCGTGTGGCGACTACTGAGGCTGATGAGCGTTTGCTGTCGGAGTTTGTTGACAGGGCGAAGGCTGATGTGGTGATGGGGCTTGGCAGATATGGGGCGCGTGTGCTGGAGAATGAGGACACGGGTGTGATGGTGCTGGCGTTGGACATGCCGTCGAACTATGACACGCGGCTTAATGATGCGGTGTGTGAGGAGGTGGCGAATTGTATGTTGTATACTGCTGTGGGGTATTGGTTTATGCTGACGAACAAGCAGGAGGCTGGGGCGTATGTGCAGATGGCCCAGGGTAGTTTGTCTGCGGCGCGTCAGATGCTGTCGAAGCGTGTTGCTCCGGTGCGTGTTGTGCCGACGGTGAGTGATGAGGGAGATGGTGTGAGTTATGAGTGATGAGGGAAGATAGTTTTATAAGTTGATAAGTTGAAAAGTTTAGGAGTTAAGCGGTCGCTTTTGAGAGTTGGACAAGCAGAGGTAACTTCTTAACTTTTCAACTCTTCAACTCATCAACTTGAAAATGAATAGGAGGTTTTGAATTATGCCGAGGAGACAGACTTTGGAGGTTAGGTTGTATTTGAGTGAGCTGATGTATGATGTGCAGCAGAAGGCTTGGCATACGGGTGAGAGTATGCGTGGTGGTGATGCTGCGTCGGAGGAGCAGGCGTCGAAGGTGGAGGAGTTGTCGGACGCTGGCAAGGACTTGGTGTTGCGTGCTTTTGGCAATGCTTATGGGGTGTTGCGTACGGAGCTTGGTGAGTACATAGTGGAGGGGTGCGCGATGGCTGACAATTTGCTGCTGCCGGAGGTGCGGAAGAAAATTGTGCAGGGCATTGTGATAGGTTATGGTGGTGCGCCTTCAAGGTCTGTGAGTGATGAGACGGAGGATAATACGCTGGTGGTGCTGCTGCGTGTGCCGATGAACTTTAACCTGGGTGTGCGCCAGGGTGTGGCTGCTGCGATGCACGCTTATATGGTGGATTGTGCGATGGCTGAATGGCTGATGGTGAGTGCGGCGGCTGGTGGTGCGGCTCAGTGGCTGGAGCGGGCGAAGGCTGACTTGCTGGCATTGCGTGTGGCCTTGAACAAGCGTATACGTCCGACTCGTGTGCATGAGCCGGCACGAACAGAACCTAAGACTAAAGATGATGTGCGTTATGAGTAGTGAGAATGCTGTGAAGATGGTTTATGGGCCTTATGGCTGGGTGGTAGGTCCGGCAGACAAGGTGGCTGGGTATGGCAAGTGTTGTTGTGGCTCGGTGAGCCAACACCATAGCCACCATATACTCATGTATCAACTGCTCAAGCAACCTCGCAGTAGTCCCCGAAAACCTCTCCGGAACCATCAGCACTATAACATACGACGCACACTCACCAAACA